GTAGAATTATTGATGCTGATGATAGAAATAATCGTTTAGGTTATAATGATTTAAAATGTATGGATTATGCTGATGAAATGGTTGTTGAGAATAAAAAACGCCAACAAACACGAGTTAACATAGGTAGAATTGTTTCTATGATTGAACAAAATGATCTATTAATATCAGCTAATGGTGTAATGTATTCTAAAGATAGGGAATCAGTATTATCAACTATTCTTAAAAAATGGTTTGATGAAAGAGTTAAGTATAAAAATGCAATGAAAAAAGCATACAAATCAGGAGATAAAGAAGCAGGTGCTAATTATCATATGAAACAATATACTATGAAAATTTTATTAAATAGTTTGTATGGTGCAACTGCTTTAGGTAGTTTTAGATATGGTAATGTTATTTTATCTGAGTCAATTACTCTTAGTGGACAGAGAATTATACAAGAATCAGCATTAGCAGCTAATAGAGCAATGAATAAAGAAATAAAAGCATGAAACATTTAGAAGATACTCCTTGGTGGATTTGCGATTCTGAAGATATTAATTATTGTACTTACAGTGATACAGATTCAATTTATATGCATGCTGAACCTATATTAAGACATAGGCATAGTAACTTTGATGAAATGAATGCTGAAGAAAAAGATAATGCTTTAGAGAATATAGCTATGGAATATGAAGGAGTAGTTACTAAATCATATGATAAATTAGCTAAAGAAGTATTCAGATCAGATGAACATAGATTAGAAATGAAAACAGAGTGTGTTATTCGTTCTGCTTATTTTAGAGCTACTAGACGTTATGCTCAATGGATTACTAAACAAGAAGGTATTAAAAAAGAATCATTAGATGTTAAAGGATTAGAATTTAAAAAAGCTAACTTTCCACCTGTGTTAGGTAAATTCTTTAAAAGTGCTTTAGTTGATGTTTTAAAGGGAGCTACACAGGCTGAAATTGATGATAGACTAAAAAAATTTAAAAAACAAATACTAGATGGAACTATTCCTTTAACCCAATTAGGTAATCCTCAAGCTGTAAAAAAATTAAATAAATATACTGAGCGTAAAGCTAGAGCAGGTGAAATGTTTTCAGTAATTGGTAAAGGTGCTCCCGCAGCAGTAAAAGCTTGTATCATTTATAATGATTTATTAAGATTTTGGAAGTTACATAAAAATCATTCTTCTATATCTCAAGGCGATAAAATTAAGTGGATTTATTTAAAACAAAATCCATATCAAGTAGATGCTATTGCTTTTTTAGATTGGGATTTACCAGAAAAAATGCGTACATTTATTGAACAGTATGCAGATAGAAAAAAAATATTCGAGTCCATATTATTAAATAAATTAGAAGGATTTTACAATGATTTAGGTTGGACACTAAATTTAAATCCTTACCAACAAATGTTTTTTAACTTATGATAAACAAATCAATACTACAATCAGTTATTAGCAAATATTACTTAAATGTTTGTGAATCTGTTACTTGGAAAACTAAAGATAATAATCTAACAATAGATTTTATGTCACCAACTGCAGATATAATAGGTAAAGTTACTTGTAATAATTTCCCCTTAGAAAATAGTGAATTAGCTATATATGATACTAAAAAATTATCAAGTTTAATTAGTATTTGTAATGGAGATTTGTTATTAGAATTAGAAAAACAACATAAATTAATATCTAAACTTAAAATATCAGATTTGAATTTTAACTTAACTTATGCAGTATCAGATCCTTTATTAGTTCCTAAAGTAGGTACGGTAAATATCCCTGAATTTGTAGTTAATTTAAATTTATCAAAAGAAGATATTGATAATTTAATAAAAGCTAAAAGTGCATTACAAGGTATTGATAATATGTTAATTACTACTACAACAAATTTAGATGGTGAAAATGTATGTGAATTTATATTTGGTGATGAGCATGGACACAATAATAAAATTACATATCAAATATCAGGTGATATAACAGAAGAAAGTATGAAAATACCATATAATTCAGATACATTTAAAACTGTTATTCATGCTAATAAAGATATGGAAGAAGGAACTATGAAAATTAGTTCTATGGGACTAATAGAGTTCAAATTTAAAACAGATGAAGTTTCTAGTGAGTATTATATGGTAAGAAAAGCAGAAACTGATTTTTAATATATGTATAATAAATTGACCTTAGGGCGTAAGTATTTTTTTAAACAATTATTAACCGCTGATCTAACGACAGCATAAAACAAAGTGATATGAGTACACAATTTTTAGAAAGATTGTACAATCCGTACGATCTATTATTCAGAAACCTGTTCGAAGCAGGAGCAACATTTACACCGGCTACAGAAGCCAAACAACAATACCCAATTAATATATTTGAAGATGATTTAGGACTAACTTTTGAGTTAGCTTGTACTGGCATTCCTAAAGATGCTATTGAAGTTAAACTTGAAGGTGATAGTATTACCTTTACATATGATAAAGCTAAAACTCCAGATCCTGAAAGAAAATATATTCACAGAGGAATAGCAAAACGTTCTTTTAATTTAGCTTATAAATTAGGAACTAAATTTAACCCAAGTAAAGCGTCAGCTAAATTTAATGATGGTTTGTTAATAGTAACAGTACCATTTGCAAAATCGCAAGCGCCAAAAGTTTTGAAAATTAATTAAAGTAACCACAAAAGTTCGCCCTATAGGTTGGTTTACTTAGTTATTTTTCGTATATTAATATGAATAAAAAATAAAGTTATATGCAAACAATAAAAGACCCAGTATTAGAGCCTTACTATATAGGCAGAGATTCACATTGTTACACAGTATATGAAGTAATAACACCAGATTCTGATAGATTAAGATCTAAAGATAGTAAAGGTGAAAATTATGAAAAACCAGTAGCACATTATTCTAACTTTGGAAGCTGTTTAAGTAAAATAGCTGAATGTCAATTACATAATAATAGTAAAAAAGAATATACTAGTGTAAGAGAATATCTTGATAGGTGGGATGAATTAAATGAAAAAATTGAAATACTAATAAATTATAAAGGATTATGAATTTAGAAGCATTATTTAATGCGGTTATCGTTAAACCGATTGAACAAAACGAAGAAATGTATGGATCAATTGTAGTACCAGATATTGGTAAAGATAAAAATGAACATGCAGTAGTAGTAGCAATTGGACCTGGTCAACATACACATTTAGGACATTTTATTGAATCCTATCTTAAAGTAGGAGATGAGGTAGTTTTACCTACTCAAGGGTTTACTAAATTAGAACATAACGGGGAAGAATATTATGTAGGACCTGAAAACCAAGTATTAGCTAAAGTAAAATCATCAGTTGAAGATATTTTATCAGAAACAGAACCACTTGAAGAAAGTGAATTAATCAGTGAAGAAGAATTTAATAAATTAGAAAATAACGAAAATGAGTAAAATTATAGAATTTGGCCCTAAAGGGAGAAAACAATTAGTAAAAGGTATTGATACATTAGCAGATGCTGTGGTATCAACATTAGGACCTAATGGTAGAAATGTAGTAATTGAAAAAAGTCATGGACAAGTACAATCAACTAAAGATGGAGTGACGGTTGCTAAACATATTTCACTTAAGGATCCAGTTGAAAATTTAGGAGTTAACTTAGTTAAAGACGCTTCATTAAAAACAGCAGATAAAGCTGGTGATGGTACAACAACATCCACTTTGCTTGCTAGAGAAATGATAAAAGGTGGACTTAGTTATTTAAATAATGGAGCTAATGCTGTTGAAATTAAAAGAGAAATAGACAATTCAGTAAAGCAAGTTATTGAAGTGTTAAAAGACAAAGTATCAGAAGATATATCCTCTGAAGAACAATTAGAACAAGTAGCTACAGTATCAGCTAATAATGATAAAGAAATTGGTAAATTAATCGCTACAGCACTAGATAAAGTTGGTGATGAGGGAATTGTGCATATTGAAGAAAGCAAGTCAGGTGAAACTTATTTAGAAACTGTTGAAGGGATGCAATTTAGTAGAGGATTTAAATCACCTTATTTTGTTACTGATAATAATACAATGACTAGTACTTTATCAGATGTTAGTATTTTAATAGCTGACCACAAATTTACTAATGTAAAAGAATTATTACCAATCTTAGAAGGTGTAGCAAAACAAGCTAAATCGTTATTAATTATAGCAGAAGATATTGATCATGAAGCTTTAGCTACCTTAATTGTTAATAAACAAAGAGGTACATTAAATGTATGTGCTGTAAAAGCACCCGACTTTGGTGATAGAAGAAAATTAATATTAGAAGATATTGCTATTATGACTGGAGGTCAAGTATTTGACAAGTCTAAAGGAATGAAATTAGATAAATTTTCATGGGATTGGTTTGGAGAATCTCGTACAGTAACTGTAAGTAAAGATCAAACAACTATAATTGATGGTAAAGGTGAAGAAGATGCTATTAATAAAAGAATAGAAGAATTAGCTCATCAAGTTGAAGGATCAGAAAGTGAATTTGAACGTGAGCAATTACAAGGTAGATTAGCTAGAATGTGTGGTGGTGTTTCTATTATTCATGTAGGTGGTAGAAATGAGACTGAAATGAATGAAAAGAAAGACAGAGTAGATGATGCTTTACATGCTACAAAAGCTGCTATTGAAGAAGGAATTGTTCCTGGAGGTGGTGCAGCATTATTATATGCTAGAGAAGTATTACCTACTTCTACTAAATGTAATGAAAAAGTAGGTGCAGAAATAGTTTATAAAGCATGTGGTAAGCCATTTGAACAAATACTTATAAATGCGGGGCATGACTCAGTAAAAGCTCAAATGATAGGTAAATATCAATTAGTTGACTCTGGAGATGATACATGGAAAGGATATAATATTAAAAAAGGAGTAGTAGCTGATATGAAAAAAGAAGGTATTATAGATCCAACTAAAGTAACTAGAGTAGCACTTGAAAATGCAGCTGCAGTAGCAGGTACAGTATTGCTTACAGAATGTATAGTAGTAAACGAGCCTGAAGAAGAAAAACAACCACAAATAGACCCTTCACAAATGATGGGAATGTAATATGGAGACAGTAATAAACGAACATAATGAACTAATAGCAGTAAGAGTACCACCTGGAGACAGGTGGAAACTCGTTTCTGATCCAAAAAAACAAGTACATCCTAATTTAACTGAAACTTTAGAAGCATTTTTTCACAAAACAGGATTTAAAGGTGAATATAGATTAGATCCTCTAGGAAGTAAATTATACGCTATCCATGCAACTGAAGAAGAAGTAAAACCAAAAGAAGAAAAAATGTATTCTTTATATGGTGAATTTAGACAGGGAGTTTAAGCTTGGAAAATTAAATAATATTTTGTATATTTAGGTTATGAAAGATCACGGATTATTAGTAGAAAAATATCGTCCTACAAATATAGATAATTATGTAGGAAATGAAAATATTAAAAAGTCAATATCAAATTATATTAACCAAAATGATATTCAAAATTTAATATTCTATGGACCAGCTGGTACTGGTAAAACTACATTAGCTAAATTAATAGTAAAAAATATAGATTGCGATCATATCTATATTAATGCTTCTGATGAAAGAGGTATTGAAACTATCAGAGATAAAGTATCGGGGTTTGCTAGTGTAATGTCATTTAAACCTCTCAAGGTTGTTATATTAGATGAAGCAGATTTTCTAACTATACAAGCACAGGCATCATTAAGGAATGTAATTGAAACTTTTTCAAGAACTACACGTTTTATTTTAACTTGTAATTTTATTGAACGTATTATAGATCCTTTACAGTCAAGATGCCAAACATTAAAAATTGTACCTCCAAGTAATTTAGACGTAGTAAATCATTTGATGAAAGTTGTACAGAAAGAAGGTATAAAATGTAGTGTAAGTGACTTAGAAACAATTACTAATAATAACTACCCTGACGTTCGTAAGATGCTTAATACAATACAAGTATCTACACAAAATAAACAATTAAAATTAGATAAAGATGTATTAGTTTCTAATAATTATATGACTAAAGTAGTAAAAGAATTAGCTAAACCATCTCCTAAATTTAATGAAATAAGACAAATAATAGCTAACGCTAATGTTAAAGATTTTGAAGTATTTTACAGATTTTTATTTGATAATGCCTCAGATTTTGCTCCTGGAAAAGAAGGCACAGTAGCAATACATATAAATGAGTACAGTTTTCAATCTAATTTTAGAATTGATAAAGAAATAAACTGTATGGCCTTAATAAAACAATTAATTAATATTTAAATTTAAAAAAATGAGTGAAAATAATGTAGGACAACCACAAGTAAAGTTAGAAGATACAACTTCATTTGTAACACCAGAAGGGAGTAAAATATTTCAACAAGGTGTATTATTACGTAGTGTATCTAAATTTATAGCAGGTACTGACGAAGATGCAGTTATGCCAATACCAGTATTTTTCTGTCCTGATACTAAAAAAATGGTAGGATTAACTTTACCACCAGAAATAAGAGAAGAATATAAAGATGATTTGATATAAATGACTGTATTTGATTGGTTAAATGAAATAACAGTTAAGAAAACACCACCTAATAATTTTACACAAGAAAATTGGGATGATTGGAATTCTTATATGGTACATAGATTTTTATCAATGAATATAAATTATATTGACATAGTTAATTTTGTACAAAATATAAATCCTCAAAATAAAAAGGAAATTTATACTATTTATAGGGAGATGATTCCTAAAAGAAAAGTATGGAATAAATATATCAAAAATCAAAATAAAAAAGATTCTAAAGAACTAGCAAAAATCATAGCTAATAAATTATCAATTGGAAGTGATGAAGCTAATTCATATATTCCCATGTTAGGAAAAGAAGGTGTCACTGAAGTATTAAGTGATTTAGGTTACGAAAAAAAAGAAATAACTAAATTAATAAAAACGATATGAACTTACAAGTATACAAATTTTTAAAGGCAGAAGCTGAAGCTGATAAAGCCAAAGCACTAGCTAGTATTCAACTATTAACCAACCACCCAGCAGGTATAGGTGACCATTCAACTAAAGATTATTGGGATAACTGTAATGAAGCCCTTAAATTATTAGCTTCAGCAGATGAAAGATTAGAAGTGTTAGAAAAATACTTTAACAACAAAGAACAAGTAAATGGATAGTAGAAAAGCATGGGAGTTTAGTCAAGAAAAAGAAGTTGAAGCAGTTAAAACATCTCCAACAGTAGAAGCATTTGAAACAGAATACCCAGAATTATCTGAGGAGTTTAAACAAATTACTAGAGAAATGTATGAAATGTTTGCTGCTAAACATATGGATTATGGTTTAAATAACATTGCTTTAGGTGGTGATATTTTAAATAATAAAGATGATAAAAAATTCTCATTAACAGGATTAGCAATTAGATTAACTGATAAAATAAGTAGATTAAAAAATTTATTAGTTAATGGTAAAAATTATGTTAAAGGTGAAGGTATGGAAGATACTTTTATTGACATTGCTAATTATGGGATAATCGGTCTTTTAGTAGGTCGTGATAAATGGAAAAAATAGTTTGGGTAAAAAGAAAGTACCAATTATAGTAAGGGAGATTAGAAATAATCCCCCTTTACCAGTTAACTTTGCAGTTGAAAAGAATATATCTTATTCACAATTGTCAATGTTTACTCAGTGTCCTAAAAAATGGTCATTACAATATAGAGATGGTCATAAAATTAGTGAACAAAGTATTCATATGACATTTGGAACAGCTCTACATGAAGTAATTCAGCATTATATAGATAAAATTTATGAAGTAAGTGGAGCAGCAGCTGATAGAATTGATTTAGAAGAATTATTTGAGGATACTTTAAGGAAATGTTACGCTGAAGATTATAAGAGAAATAATAATGAACATTTTAGCTCACCAACAGAATTAAGAGAATTTTTTGAAGATGGTAAAGAAATTTTGAAATTTATTAAAAAGAAAAGAAATCTTTACTTTAAGAAAAAAGGAACATATTTAGTTGGATGTGAAGTACCTATTGTTGTAGCACCTAATTTACGTCTTAATCGTGTTAAATATATGGGTTATTTAGATATAGTGTTGTATAATGAATACTCAGAAACATTTAAAATAATAGACATTAAAACTAGTACTAAAGGATGGAATAAATGGGCTAAAAAAGATGAATCAAAACAATTCCAATTAATATTATATAAACATTTCTTTAGTAAACAATATAATATACCAATTGAAAACATAGATATTGAGTTTTTTATAGTTAGAAGAAAAATATATGTTGATGGTGATTATCCTCAAAAACGAGTACAACAGTTTTATCCTGCTTCCGGTAAAGTAAAATTAAATAAAGCTAAAAATAATTTAAATGAATTTATAAATAAAGCTTTTAACTTGGATGGGTCATATAAGGATACTATATTCCCCGCAAAACCAAGTAAATGGAATTGCACGTTCTGCCCTTTTAAAGATAATATGGAACTCTGCAATGTAGTTGGTAAAAATTTGTAATCTACATATATGTATAGACAAATATAATAAAATAAAAATTATGGCAAATTCAAAAGACATGACACTAACAAGTGTAAAAGTAAAAAGTGATTTATTTGAAAATTTTAAAATCGAATGTGTAAAACGTAAATTTAGTTTCCAAAAATTGGCTGATCGTTCATTATACTTATATTTAACTAATGAAGATTTTAGAAAACAAATCAATTCACAAGTAAAATTAGATCTAGACTAATAATTAAAAACAGTTATTGAAGATGAAAGAAGGTTATATTAAAAAAGAAGATAGAAAAAAAATTCTATTACTAACAGATGATATTAGAGTTCATTCTGGAGTAGCTACAGTAGGTAGAGAAATTATAACAAATACAGCTCACAGATATAATTGGGTTCAGTTAGCAGGAGCTATTAAACATCCTGATAAAGAAAAAGTAATTGATTTATCTAAAGCTACTGGAGAAAAATTAGGTATTGATGATGCTAGTGTTGTATTATATCCTTGTGACCACTATGGAAATCCTGATTTATTAAGAGAAGTAATTAAACGTGAAAAAGTTGATGCTTTATTTCTTATAACTGATCCTCGTTATTTTGAGTGGTTATTTTCTATAGAACATGAAATTAGAACAAAAATTCCAATAGCATATTTAAATATTTGGGATGATCTACCAGCTCCAATGTATAATAGAGATTTTTATGATTCATGTGACGCTTTATTTGGTATCTCTAAACAAACTAGAAACATCAATGAAATGGTTTTAGGTAAAGATAGATGTAAGAGTAAAGTAATTAAATATATCCCTCATGGTTTAGATCATTTTATATTTAGACCTATAAATAAATTTGATAAAGAATATAAAAAATTAGAAGAAAGTTTATCAAAAGATGGGAAAATGAAATTTAAATTACTATTTAATTCTAGAAATATTAGACGTAAATGTATCCCCGATACTATTTTAGCATGGAAATATTTTTTAGATACTTTAAGTAAAGAAGAAAGAAGCAAATGTCAATTAGTACTCCATACTACACCTATAGATGAGCATGGTACTGATATACCAGAAGTAATAAGATTTTTATTCCCAAAAGAAGATCATAATATAGTAATCTCAGCAGGTAAATTTTCAACTCAACAAATGGGTTATTTATACAATTATGCAGATGGTACTATATTATTATCATCAGCAGAAGGATGGGGACTAGCTTTAACAGAGTCATTATTAACAGGTACTCCAATTATAGCTAATGTAACTGGTGGAATGCAAGATCAAATGAGATTTACAGATGAAAAAGGTAAGTGGATTGATTTTAATGAAAATTTCCCTTCTAATCACAATGGTACCTATAGAGATTGTGGTGAATGGGCTTTACCTGTATACCCTACAAATAAATCATTAGTAGGTTCACCAAGAACTCCTTATATTTGGGATGATAGATGTACACCTGAAGATGCTGCTAGACAAATTAAAGCGTTGTACGATATGGGTGATAAAGAAAGAAAAAGAATAGGTAAAGTAGGTAGAAATTGGGTTTTAGGTGATGAAGCTGGATTTACAGCTGAAAAACAAGCTAATAGAATAATTGAAGGGATGGATGAATTATTTATTAAATTTAAACCAAAACCAAAATTCACATTTACTAAAGATATTAATATAGATAGGAAGGTTTTAAATCATAAATTAAAATACTAATATGAAGAATACATTTGTTATAAGCTGCCCAATTGATACTTATAGTGGCTATGGGGCTAGATCTAGAGATTTTGTTAAATCAATAGTTAAATTAGATAAATATGATGTAAAAATATTATCTCAAAGATGGGGTAATACCACTAGAGGTTTTATTAAAAATAATAAAAAAGAATGGGGATTCTTAGAAAAATTAATAACACCAGGTTTAAATGAAAAACCAGATTATTGGTGTATGATAACAGTTCCAAATGAATTTACACCTGTAGGAAAGTATAATATAGGTTTAACAGCTGGAATTGAAACTACTGTATGTGATATAGAATGGGTAAGAGGATGTAATAAAATGGACTTAATTTTAACATCATCAGAACATTCAAAGCATGTATTTAATAATTCAAAATATCAAAATAGTAAAGATGAAAAAGATATTCTTGAAATTACAACACCTATTGAAGTATTATTTGAGGGAGCTAACTTAGATGTTTATAAAGTAATTAAAAAATTTAAAAATAAAGAATTATATAATAGTATTAATTCTATGTCCGAAGATTTTGCTTATATAGTAGTAGGACATTGGATGCAAGGAAACTTTAGTCATGATAGAAAAAATATAGCTCTTACTGTTAAATCTTTTTATGAAACCTTTAAAAATAAAGAAAACCCACCTGCTCTTATCTTAAAAACCTGCAGAGTTAATGCTAGTGTAGGAGATAAAGAGGTTATACAGAGAAAAATAGATGATATAAGAGATAGTGTAGATGGAGATAGTTTACCATCTGTTTATTTATTACATGGGGAGTTTACAGATGAAGAAATGAATGAAATTTATAATCATCCAAAAGTAAAGGCTATGGTTAGTTTTACTAAAGGAGAAGGATTTGGTAGACCATTATTAGAATTTAGTTTAGTAAATAAACCAATAATAGCTTCTGGATGGTCTGGTCATTTAGATTTTCTACAACCGAATTGTGTAGGTTTATGTGGAGGAAGTATTAATAATGTAGATAAATCAGCACAAGTTAAAGGATTAATAATTGAGGGTTCTCAATGGTTTGATATAGATCATAAATTTATTGATGGGTTTTATAATGATGTTTATGATAATTATGAAGGTTGGTTAGAAAGAGCTAAAAATCAAGGTAAACATTCAAAAACAAACTTTAGTTTTGATAAAATGACTGAAAAAATATCTGAATTATTTGATAAAAATTTAAAAGAATTACCCAAGAAAATGGAATTAAAACTCCCAGGTATAGATAAAATTAAAATGCCTAAAAAATCAAAATTAAAAATAGTAAAATAATGAGAAAAGATAATTTAATTAAATGTAATAGGTGTGGGGGTAATGCTTGCTATACTCAAAC